CAAACCTCAAGAGCAAGAAACCAGTTGAAGAAGATGTTGATGATGAATCAGATGCTCTAAGTTATTTTCAAAAGTTAGCAGATAACTAAACTAAATTTCTCTCCTCACCCTAGAACAGTCCTCCAAATCGGAGGACTGTTCATTTTATTTAAAAAATCAATGTAATCATAATCTGTATCTGAATTAATATGAGAAATATCTCTGTCTAATATTTCTTTATTTGGAGTAGGAGTATAATCTTCTTTAGATATTGGAGATGTGTCTTCCATTTGATTGGTCAAATCTATATCTTCTGATTGCTTTCTGTCATTTGATTCTGCCATCTGTAACACACTTCTCTCTGCCATTTTTGATCTAATTTTTTCAAATCTGTCGATTTCTCTTATTTTATTATCCATCTCCTCTAAAGTTGTTGTGCTTTGATTTTTAACTTCTATATTGTTTTTGTAAATATTTAATTGTTCTGTTCTGTTATCAACATTTAATTCATTGGTTAGAATAGATCCAGCAAGGTTTCCATTTATTCCTAAAGAATGTTGTATTACATTGTTTATACTTTCAAATGCCATATTTAGTGAATTGTTCTTATTTTTAATATCTGCATTTGAATAAGAATAGTTTGTAATAGAATTCTCACTTATTGATGAAACGTCCGCCCCTAAATTTTGCATCGATTCTGAATTTGCTGAATTGGAAATAGTTTTTAACAACTGTAGTTTTGAACTAAAATCATTATTTGCGAATAATTCATCATTTTTTAAAATCATATTATTATAATTGAAAGATGCTGGATATGAATTTATATTCATATTTTCATTTCTTATTGTAAAATTATCAGGTATTAAATTTGAATTTTCTCTTAAAGTCTCTTTGTAATTTTTTTTTATATCTTGTGGAGATTCTATCGTATTATTTCTTAAAATATTGTTTACTATATTTTTTGATTCTATTTGTGGTTGTTGTGTACTTGTATTCCCAGATACATTTACAACTACATTGTAATTATTAACAGATTTTCCAGAAGATATAGTTTCATCTGGTGTTTCTGATTGTGGAAGTTCACTAATTGAATTTAATTTACTATTACGAATAGAAACAACACCAGAATCTAGTACTTTTGATAATTCTGAATTTGCAAGTTCTCTATTATCCATATCTCTTCTCTGCTTTCGCTTGTAATATCTTCAAGTTTTGTTCTTCTATATGCTGCCTCAGTTGTTCCACAAATAAATCTCTCTCCCAAGGTATCATGCTTTCTATGTCAGATAAATTTAATTTTTGTATTTGCATTAAATTGAAATTTATCTTAAATATTGTATTCAAATTTATGTGGCTGAGGCAGATTGAAAAAAATCTCTAAGACCTTTTAATGTTATTTTTCTTTCAATTCCATCAGATGTTTTATAATTTATTTCTTTTTCTATTTTTGGCATAGTTTTAAAAAAATCTATTAGATTTTTAAACTGTTTGCTGGTTAATGACTCTACAAATTCTTTTATAGTATCCCTAGACACATCAACAGAATTGAATATTTCATCAATTGTCTCTATAGAAACGATACAATCTATTAACATATCATAATAATCAACATCGGAATTATTTAAGATGTAATCTAGTGAAGGATGTTTCATAGTGACAAGAATATTTGATCCTATGTCAATTTTATTCTTATGAGATAAATCATAAACTGGTTTTATTTCCTCTAAATTAATTTTTATTTTTATATTTTCTTTTGTTTCTGGACAAATTATTGTTGGTTCAATCAATTCACCTATAGACTTTGCCCTTAAATTTATAAAGAAATATTCTATATCAAATATTGGAAATGATTTTGAATCCACGTCAATTCCAAAGCAATTGTTTATTACGTCTGATAAAGTCACTAAAAAATCTTCATAAGATCCTGTTTGGTTTGCTATTTGAAGATTTTTTTCTTCTTTTACTGTAAATGGTCTAAATGTTACTTTTTTTCTGGTAGATGGTTGTTCAATTGTATATTTTGGTAATTGATTTTTAATCTTATTAATTATTGTATTCATGTGAACTCATATTGATTAAATTGAAATCCAACTGTAAATGTTGGATATCCGGTTCCATCGGAACCCAATGTCAATGGACTAATAAATGCCGGATATGCTTCTTTTAAAATTGTTAAACTTGTTGTATTGTTCTGGTCAAGAGAAGATAAAGTTTGTATGCTAATTCTTCCTCTTCCATTTTTATAATTTGCATAGTCTCTATAACTTCCAGAAGGTATCGAATCCGTTCCACTTCCTGTGAGTGATGCTTCGCTGGTTGATTGTGCATCTCTTTGACCGATTGTTGATGCGCTACTTGCCAAACCCTCCACTAGATTAAGGTTCCCATCTAAAACTTCAGTAGAACCAGTTCCTGGTTTTTTGTTATAAACTATTAGATTCATCCAATTTTCTAAAAATCTTCTTTCTTGCCAATCTTGATAAACTAAAAATGTAACGTTACATTGAGTATAACTTCTTTTATATGGAACTTTGCGTACAGGTCCGTAGAGATCTTGTTCATATAATGAAAAATTTCTACCGGGCAATACAACACTTAGAGGATAGCAATCAAGACTCTCGCCATTAAAAAACATATTTAATTTGTATTTACTGGCGATTTGAGGTCCACCTTTTTGAAGAACCCCTGCTCTAAACTCTTGTATTGTATTAGATATTGGCATTGAATAACTCTTTTTCTGTCAAAATTACAAATTTCCATGAGTGTTTATTGCAGAAATCAGATGCTGCTTGCCACTTACTTTTATTTATACTAAAAGTTATATTTTCAGTTATTAAACTCTTTTTACTTTTTCTTTTTCCTGGTTTAGGCTCTTTAGTCTGTTTATATGGTTTTATCTCGACTACAAGAGTCTCTATGTCTCCATTAGTATTCTTTTTTTCAACTATAAAATCTGGTAAGTATATGTGAACTTGGTTGTCTACTGGCGACACATATGGGATTTTTAATGTTTCAAATGACCAACGAATAACATTTTTCGACTCATCTAGAAATTTACAAAATTTTCTTTCCCATAACGAGCGGCATATTATTTTATTAAAATCACCTATATATTTTGTAGTATTAATTGGTATAAATTTAGTTTTATAGGGCATTTAATTATTTAGGGTCAAAGATGACTTTACCATTTCCAAATCCAACATCCCTCTCAGAAGGCAAGAAAATTTTTATATATCCCTCAACGGAAAGTGGACTTAGGGAAGAAATACCCCTCTGGATGAAATTTTTTTGCTATGAGTATAATTCGTCTTCGCTTGGAAGAGCATCTGCATATAACAGATCGCAAAATTTAGCATCAATACCAACAATGACCAATTTGAAAGCAGTTATTTCGGTTCCTGCTCCCCCAAATTTTGTCACAACCACTCAACACACCTATAAATCCGAAGAAGTTGTTCCTCAAGATGATGTGCTAAGTGGAATTGTAGATGCTGTTAAACGAAATATGCCTGCAAGTGTTTCTGGTTTGTTTACTCAATTATTAAATTCTGGTTATGCTCAAATGGTTGCAGGAGTATTGGGAAAAGCAAAAATAGTATCAAGTAAATTGGGATATAATCAAGTAATTAATAAAGATGAAACGGATCTAGTTTATAAACCAGGTGGTAGTTTAAGACAGTTTGATATTCAATTATATCTCCCCTGTTTAAATATTGAAGATTCACGAATTGCTGGAGATATAATAAGAGCATTTGAGGCACTTTCATTACCAACTGTTCTTTCATTTTTTAGAAGTAGAGCAGCAACAGTTTTCTTTCATCCACCACTTTGGGTCTTTGGGATTGGTGCTCTTGATAACTATAGTTTTGACCCAGATTGGTCTGGATATCCACAATTGAGCGTTTTAAGAACAGTCAAAGTAAAAAGAGTAGCAATTGATACAAACACATTAGCAGCAATTGGATCCGATACTGAAAGTGGTATATTTAAACCAATTGCATATAGTTTAACTTTAACCTTTCAAGAATTAGAACCATCGGTTAGAATCACTGGAAATGTTGGTGAACTCTCAACACTAATTCAAAGTCGTTCATCTGCTGTTGTAACAACTGGTACAAAAAATCCATTGGTTAGGGATATTTAATGTTATTTGATAATTATAACAAAATAAATTATACATTTAATGGAAAAGAAGTAATTCTTTCTGATATTTTTAGAAATGTTTCCTTTGATGATGTGGAAACTAGCAATGCATTTTTAGACTATTATATTGAAGATGGAGAAACACCAGAAAGTGTTTCTATAAAAATATATGGAACAAGTGCTTATTCGTGGTTAGTGTTATTGGTTAATTCTATAGCAGATAGAAAAAATGATTGGTTTGAATCTGAAAAAGAATATGCTAGAAAAAATGAATTAAATTATGGTGGAGATGCTTTTTATATTTCAGCATTGCCGGATCTCCAGGTTGGTGATGTCATGGTAAAAGTAACCAGTAATTCTGGTAATAATGCAACTGATGTAGATGAAACAACTTACAGGCATATTGCAGATTTTGATCCATATTTTAGAAAAATTAGAGGAATATCTGGATCTGGTACATTTCAAGATGGAGACAATGTTCTTTTTGGGAGAAGACAATCGAATGGATCTGTTGTACCTTTAACTTTTGATAACACAGATGAAACACCAGAAACCACAGATTTTACAAGTATAGTCTATATTGAAAAATATGTAAATAGCGTCGATTATTTCTACACTGCTAATAATATAGTATTAAGTCCTTATAAATCAGGTATTACTGGATATAATGTAGATGTCGATACAACATATACTGATGAGGGTGCTACTGGAAATAATTTTGCGGTTACATTAATTTACAAATATGGAGCATGTGGTGGGGTTCCTGTCGCTGGTTCTATAAAACAAGAAATAAGCGAAACAGTAAGAACTACATATTTAAATAAACAAAAAATAAAAGTATTAAGACCAGAATATCTCTCAAGTGTTATTGATCTAATCAAAACATCTCTTAATTCAAATCAAGTAGGAAAATCTTTTAAGATTGTAATATAATGAATGAAGAATTTAAAACTTTAACAAAAGTATTATCTGCTCAACTACTTTCCTTTGAGGAAGGTAAAAATCCTGATAATGTTACAAGGTTAATCACTCCATACGAGTGTGATATTGTTTCTGTTGCTTTGTTAAAAACTGATTCTAGCGGAAAAGAAATTCGTTTTGATTTGATTCCTTGGCAACCGACAGTAACAAATAATTCCCCATTTAAGGGAATATCATTCAAAGAATCAATGTTTAATGGTTGCATGTTTGGATCTATGATATTTGAGGATACGAGAAATTGGGTTGATGAATTTCAATTCAATGGAAATGAAAAATTAACATTAAAATTTAAAATTGGTCAGCAACAAGAACCATTATCATTCACATTTCATATATTTAATGCTAAAAATATATCAAACGATGCAGATTATAAAGTATCGACGGTATCAAATGAAAGACTTTCCATTTGGAAATTGGAACTTATAAGTTCAGATATATTTTTACCAAACTATTATAAGACAATACTTCAAGATGACGAAGACTTTGTTGGTTATTTATCGAAGAAAAAAGAATCCCAGGAAAAGGGATTGATCAATTATATTTTTGAAAAATTTAACTTAAAAGTAAACAAAGTAGATGAGTCAAACACTGGTGTTTGGTTAAAGCATGATCATGTCGCATATCCTTGGATGAAAAGAAAAGGTCAAATGCGAATTTCTCAGTTATTCAAATATTTAACAAATTATGCATGGAGTGGTAACTTTAGTAAATATCATTCTGATTATTTTTGGTGGGAAGACAGAGATGGTTGGAACTTTAGATCTGTTAGTAAAATGTTAACAGATGAATCTTCCGAGAAAGTCAAAGAACCAATAGATGGATTTATAGTTACTTTGGACGAAACAAGTCCAAATAAAATTTTGGATTTAAAAATTGATAAAGAATATAATATTCAAAATTTACTAGATTCAGGATCTCTTCTTTCATTCTATAAGAGAGTTGAACCAAATTACGATAATCCATATATTGATTTTACAGATTCCTCCGAGTCTATAAAAACAAAAGATATAATTTATGATTATAATAAATCATATAATGATATTGTTCAAATTGACAATTATAAATTAATATCAAATAACATTGACACTAATCCTATATTGGAAAATGGAAAACCAAAACAATCTGTTCGTTTTGATGATGAAATATATGGGTACTTTAATGAAAACTTTTTAAATACACCAACTCCACAGGATTGGGAGTTATATGGAAAGACAGCAAGCATACCTTGGTCAAAGAAAGCATGGCAACCTCAGTTTGATTTGACGGAATTAAAATTTAGTACATTTAAGGATATTCAACAAAAAATTCGAAAACCTCTCAAGAAAAAAAGAGAGGAATATGCTAGAAAAAAGAATATTAAAAGAAAATGGGAAACATATAGATGTACCATTTGTTGTCATGAAAATGGAGCGTTAGGATCTACTGCCGATATAGCATTGTTTAATAATCCAGGTTCAAAAACAGGATATACTTATAATGCTTTATTTGGTCCTACTGGAATATTTTCAGAATATAGTGAAGATTATAAAATTGTTGCCGCTGGTTCGTTTACAGATTTGCTGAATTATGATTCTGGTAATACTTTAAATGAACGTGGATTAACATATTCATACGATTTAACCAAAGAACCATATAATCAAAGTATAGGTTCATTTTTTAATATAAAAGGTCCAACTGCTCCCGTTGCTTATTCCAAATTTGTTTTAGAACGAGCAACTAAAATATATGATATAATTTTAGCAAAAATAAATGAAAGAATAACAGCATTAGATTTTTTCATAAACACATCTTGCAGTGTTTATAAACAAACAGCAGATACGATTTACAATAGTGTTCTTCTTAACAAAGTTTCAGATCACACAAGACCAATAGATTTGACACAAGGATTTAGATATGTTGGTGATGCTATTATAGGTGAAACAATTGCAGAATGGCCTATAAACCAATGTGAATTTGGTATGCTTCCAGCATCAACAATACCTGTTAATAAAGGCGTTGCTCAAGTTGTTTTTGGAACACCAACTCAACAGTTTGCACCCGGAAATGAAACTATTACATTTCGTGGTTTGGATGGTGGTTGTCAGGATTATGTAGAACCACCATCATCATGTGATGGAATAGAAAACGGTTCAAATTGTTCGGCGTTTTGTTGCCAAGTATATCAAAATAATAGAACTGCTTGTGGGTTTCCACCACTTCCACCATGTTGTGCTGATATTAATGGTGGAGGCGGATCAGATGGCGGTGATGGCAATCAAGGTGATGATATCGTATTCTGTTGCTTTAATAGTTTTTGCGCCACAACAACAAGATCTCAATGTTTATCAGAAAATCGTGAAATTGTAACAACGTGTTCTGATTGTAATTTTGATGGAGGTGGTGGCGGTGGTGGCGGTGGTGGTCAACCCGGTCCACCGGGTCCAAGAGGTCCAACTGGTCCAACTGGTCCAACTGGTCCAACCGGACCATCTGCTCTTCCAACCATAGAAGATGTTAGATATATTTCACCAAATTCATTTGTATCTTGTTCAAACGATCCCATTATCAGAGGATTTATAAAATATACAACAGAATCTGCGGTTGCGTCTTATTCTCCAATATATCTTTATGCGGCACCATATCTTTGGGATCAAGATACAAAAGACTGGTCTTTCTTTGATTATGGAAGCGAAACGGGATTGATTCCAGCAATTACAAATCCCACAATAGCACAAACAACTAGAAATTGTTTGGCAAATAGTGGTTGTTATAATACAACATGCTTGAGTTCAGTGGCTCTTGAAGTTTTAAGAAGAACGTGTGTTGCTGAAAAACAAGTTTTAATGGTTGAAAAAGAATTATACACTCAATTAAAAGAAAGAATAACTCAAGACTTTAATATTAAATGGAATCTAGCATATACTGAATGGTATGGTAGAAATGCTTTCTTTTATTCTAAGAAACCAGGCGAGTCTGTTTTCCGAAAAGAAGATCGTGATACAGTAAATTCACCACTTTCCTTGCAAAATATTAAAAAGATAACAAGAAAAGAAATTAGAGGAAGTAGATACGAATTATTAGCAAATAAAGTTGGTATCACCGGAAACTTGACAGGTCAATGGATATATAATATCTTTTTTGCCAATGATCAAGGAAGCACCAAACACCCATACTATGATCAAAAATATAATGAAAATGGTTTTATAAGTTCCCGCGAACCACATTCTTGGTTTAGTTTTACTGATGCAGATGGTTCGGATAATCCATCATTCTTTGTCGATCAAACACCATTTACAACAACAGGTCCATCTTTTAGAGGTGCAGAATATCGTGAAACTGGATCACTCCATATTAATCTGAACGTTGCAAATGATGTTTCAAGTATTAATAAATTTGAGAATATAGAAAGTTACGGATTTTCACAATCAGATCTAGATAAGTACGATTCTGTTTCTGATTTTAGAGATACATTTAATTTTTATGATGTAAATAATAAAAAACCACCAAATATTAAAAAGGAAGAAATATCATCATATGTTAGAATTGAATTCAAGAATCCAATTGGATTAGATAGAATTCAAGATTTCCCAAATGGATTTATTCGTGATGCTGGATCAGAATACTTCCTACCATATTTGGTAAATCTAACACCTGGTCCGTTTGGAAGACAGGGTGTAAAATACAACGTTGCTGTTATAGGAATGGACCCATATGGTTTCGATGTCGCTGTTAAAAAGATTAAAGATGACATTCCAGTAAACAGAAGACTACAGGGAATAGATAAAGGAAATTATTATAATTGGTGGAATCATGATACTGGATCTGTTCTCTCTAAGACAGAATATCTGACAACAGATTACAATGGAATGGATTTGTGGCCTGAAGTTGGTTTTGAGACAGAGTTCCCATACTATGCATATGATCCAATGCAGGAAGATATGCATGGCGGAGGTTACGACCTAGATTTTCATAATGGCGGTGGTTATTATTTTGAAAATGATTCACAAGATTGGATGGAATCACTATACCATTATGGAATGAGTTCTGGAAAGCAATACGATCCTTTATATAGAACCTCAGTTCTGGGATCTCATATCCTTCCAAATAGTTACAGAAAACTAAAACCACATAGATCTTGGTGGTCTTTATTTGTTCCTCGCAATTTATTCATACCAGTAAGATTTGCAAATATGTTTAAATCTCCAAATACCAAAGCAAGAGATATGTTTGGAGGAAAGGCAGTGTTTACTATTTCGCCAAATTATTGGAGAAATTGGTATGGTAGTGAATTTAAAACTTGGTTATCTTTGACACCACTTGCAAAGAATTTATTTGAAGATAATGAAACATCAGTTTCTTTCTACATTGACTCTGACGAATCCACCAGTATAAGTCCTGTAAAAAATTCACTTACTCAATATTTTAATGATTCGTTAATGAATTATCTTGCTGGAAATTATATTCTATACAGACCTTCAGTGGTGAATACTGAAAACCTATGGAAATATGATTTAAGTGGAGAAACCGATTATGGATTGATCACACCTCCGGTTGATACTGAGTATGATTTCTTTGATCGTAATTTTTCAATGCAATTTAGCGTAATTTCAAGATCAAAGAGCATCACATGTGAAAGTATAGGATTGAAATGTGCGAATCCAACCGCAATTAAGAATGGACCTATTCTTTCTGCTGCTGGTTGCACAGCAGATCCATACTGCGAATGTCCCGCTAAGTATTTAATTCCATCAGAACCAGAACCAACGTATCTAGAATTATATACTTTATATAATCAAATAAATGAATGTAGTTTGATTGAAACAGTATTAGGCAAAGATTACTTGGGTTGTGATTTTTCAGATCCAACCGCACCGTGTAGTTGCAATTGTCCAGAGCAGGGTAAGGAATTTAAAAATTATCTTGCATATGACAGAACATATGCAACGTTCTGGGAAACTCCAAATGATCTACCATTAAAGCGTCTTGCACAAACAAATCAATTAACAGCGCAACAAGTTACAATAACAATACCAGCAAACGATAAGATTAAAATTGGAGAATTGATTGAGTTGATAAATCCCAACGATCTACCAGATGAGACTATAAATGAATTCAAGAAAATTTCTGGTAGATGGTTGGTCACTGAAATTCAACACACTTTCTCGGGTGTTTCTCGTTATTCCATGAACGTCACCTTGAATAGAAACAGTTTACACTATGATCCTAATATTTCAGCAAAACCAGTTGGTCCTTTCGGAAAACAAGATAAAACTGATAATAAATAAAATAGTATGATTACGTCAAAACAAAAATATTCAGACTTGCCTTTCTTTATAAGTCCAAATCCATTTACTGGAGATTTTAATCTTATAAAGGATGTTTCTACAATCAGACAGGCAATTAAAAATATTATATTAACTAATTCGGGGGAAAGACCTTTTGATTATTTATTTGGAACTAGTTTATATAAAAATGTTTTTGAAAATTTAACATATGAATTAACAATTGATGTTCAGACAAAGATAGCAACAACATTAAGAAGATACGAAAATAGAGTTGATGTATTAAATATTAGGGTCAAAAAATCATTAGTAGACGAGTATACTTTAGATATCACAATATTTTATCAAATTCCAGACATAGGAATATCTGATGCTGTAACAATATCGGTAACGAGGAACAGATAATGGCAAATAATACACCAACCAATCTAGGAAGTTTAGAATTTAATCAGATTAAAACTAGTCTAACTGATTTTTTAAGAAATCAATCAGTGTTCAGCGGTTATAATTTTGATGGAAGTGCTATACAAACCATAATTGATTTGTTAGCATACAATACTTTTTACTATGCATATTATGCTAATATGATAAATGCTGAAGCGTTTCTTGACAGCGCACAAAAAGAAGATTCAGTGATTTCTTTATGTAAACCTTTGGGGTATACTGTACCATCATCGACCGCACCAAAGGCAAGAATAAAGGTTGCTGGAATAGTAGGTTCAACTTCAATACCAAGAGCAACACAATTCTTTGCAACAAACCCAGAAGGAATACAATATTCATTTTATAATCTGGATGAAGTTGGTATAGACACAGATGGAAATACTGATGAGTTTGATGTATATGAGGCAACTAATTTTGTAGATTCTTTTGATGCATATCCATCGTTTGATTTTACGACTCAAAAAATAGTAATAGCGAATGATGATTTTGACCTTTCAACGCTAAGAGTTGTTACAGTTGAAGATGGTGTTGAATATACATGGACTAAAGTTGGTAACGTTGGATATGTTTCTCAGATTGACGAAAGAATATACTTTGTAGAAAGAACA